CTTCTTCAGCGCCCAGATGTTGCTCATCTGCCGGGCCAGCAAGCGCTGCGGCATGTCCTTGCGGATGTCATAGATCGAAGCCTGCAGCTGCTGGAACTGACGCTCCATCTGCTGCATCTCCTCTACGTTGTTCGCCTCGTTGGGCTTGAGCGTGACAACCGCGGTACGCGTCAGGTCCGCCGCCTCCTTCAAGCCCACGCCAATGGAGGACATGAGGAATGCCGAGCGCATGGTGAAAGACTTGCTCTCATGGTTCGCGCCGCCTTTCAAGATCAGGCCCCGGGTATCCGATGATGACTGACGCATCAGCTGGATGATGGCATGACGCCGCTCCTCCTGATGCTTGTCCCCCTCGGCCTCGTCGAAGATCACCGGACGGGCATCGCTACCAATGGCTTGACGCAGGCCAGCCTCTGTCGTTGCGCCCAGAGGATAGAGAGCAATGTTCCCGAACAGTGCGCCGATCAACTTATCCACCACGGTGGACTTGCCTGACCCTTGGTTGCCCGTAATCCAGCAGTGCGTGCGCCACGGCAGAGCACCGCAGATAATGGCGGTCGCCACCCACCCAGCCAGAAGGTCAGCGTGCACAGGCGATTGCCAGCGCAGCAGCTTGAGGATCTCGCGGATCTCAAGGCCCTCCTCGTCCGTCGCCTGTGTCAGATAGTCCACTCCATCACCCTCATCCGTGATGATCGGCCGGGTGCGCCTGTAATACCAACGCGACTTGATGCGGGCGAACGGGATCTTGCGGGTCGGCATCTCCTGTCGCGTGACATAAAGATCCTCACCGCTGTGCAGGATGACACGGTCCGTGCCGAGCGCGTCCTTGTCCATCCATACGCCACGACCACGGATGCGGTCCGGGTTATAGACGCCAGCTGCCACGCATTGCTTCATGACATTGGCCCCGGCCCTGCTCCAGTTTACCTTCCGGCTGCCGGGTATCTGCTGCTCCTCGCGCCAGTAATCCTCGTCGTTCACGATCTCCGACATGCCGCTCTCGCTCATCAGCCGGGACGCAGTGAACTCCCAGATCTGCTCAGCCTCATCGTTCATGACGTAATAAATCTGGTTGTCATACCCGATGGGACGCCAGCGCCGGGTCGGTGCATAGTCAGGGTCATCGCCCTCGATGCCCTCGACCGAACCCGCATCCTGCGCGACAGGCGCGGCACCAACCTTCGCCACGTCAGCGTCACGCAGGCAGCGGCGCAGCAGCTGCTCCACCATTGACTTCGTCACCCGGGTTGGCAGGGGGTCAGCGAGATCCCACCCATCAGGGAATGTCCCCGGGATATTCACGAGCGTCGATGGAATGCCATGCCTCGATAGCGCCATGCGAATAGCATCGCCAGCTGCGATGCCGGGCCCGTCATTGTCAGGCCAGATCACACAGGTGTGTCCGTTCAGCGCAGACCAGTCCGTCTTATCCACCGACTGTGCACCACCCTGCCACGTCGTTACGACCCAGCCCTCAGGCACATACTCCTGCGCAGCAATGGCAGCCTTCTCGCCCTCGACGATAAGCACCGAACATACAGGCGACGCGGCAAGAAGGTCGCCATTATACAACGGTCGGCTGTCTCCGAACCCCGAACTGATATGCTCGCTGCCGTTCCAGATGATGGGCCGGATCTGTTTGCGCTGCCCTTTCGGGTTCCACCGTGCGACCGCGCCAAAGGCAGAGCCATCAGCCATGCGATAAATCCAGATCGCCTCAGGCTCGCCCATGCTGTCGCGCAGCTTCTCCGGGATGACCACAGGCTCTGGCATTGGTGTGACGATAGGGTCGGCGCGCGTCACGTCGATTGGCTCGACATTGGTTAGGTCTATCTTACGCACGATCCAGCCCCAGCATTTCAGCGAAACCTTTGATCGTGTCAGCCATCGTGCCGCCAAAGAGTTTCATTGATAGGTCTAACATATCCCCTCTCTCCCCTGTCGCGAAGTCGCGCCAGTGTCCTGTCGTCAGCGATACGCCGAGCGAAGGGTTGCGATCCTCACGCCATGGCGTGATCGACACCCACCAACCACCCTGCTTCTTACCAGCAGGCAGCCAGTTCTGACAGAGCGCATGGATGTGCGCAGAGTTCAGTCGCTCCTTGATATCATGAATTGAGTATGACCGGCGGGGTGACGTATCACGAGGGCGCGGAAAGGTAACGCTGCCAGTCGAGACTCTGCGGTTTTTAGGTGAACCTTGGACATCGCCGCAGTCGCCGGTCATGACTTCCTACTCCCGCAGGAAGACACGGTCAAATAAATCAATCCCATATACCTCTCTCCATCCACTGCCGTCACAGCAGGATGCTGATCATGGAGCGACGAATCGCCCCATGTCAACGGGGGTAGAAAATTAATCTCGCTTCAGTGTGCGCATGCTTTTCACGAACCGCCCAGTCTTGGGGTCGCGGTCGATCAGCGTTTCATACTCGTCTTCCAGCGCCTCATACCGCTTGCGCCACTTGTTGTGCGCATAGGCAAACCCCAGACACGCGCCTGAAATCCATGCAAAAACAATAGCCAGTGCTTCGTACATGTCATCCTCCCATCTGATCCAAGAAGAGGCGCATTTCGTATGACATCTCAGGGTCCGCCTCGTTGCCCTGTGAAGGCAGGAATCTTTTGAGATAGCTGGCCGGGATCTTGTTGCCGCCGTGCTGGCAGTCGCACCACGCACGCAGGTCGCCTGACCGAACGATTGCGCAGTTAGGATCGTGGGTCACGACAATTCCCCCGTGTTTTCCGGCCTATGTTCCCAGCATCTCCACACATATCGCTTTGTGGGATGCGGCGTCCCCATAGTGGCGCGGTGTTCACACTCATCATATTCACAAATCTGATGCATGGGCTCGCCCCAAGGCGATGAGCAGCAGGGGCAGCCAAGTATTTCCCATCCATCTTCAGCGTTACGCCAAGGATTGGGCGCGCGCAGCAAGTCTTTGGATTGGAATAAGTCACCGCATTCGCCACACTCTAGCCACTCGGTAGTCATCAGTCATGCCCCTCTATTTCACGCAAGAGCGAACGCAGTTCAGCGATGGCGCTGAATAAACTCATACTCGGATCGATATTGTTTGCTTCGCACATCCTGATGAACTCTTCATGCAGGTCTATGCGGCTCTGTATAAGGGCCATGACGCTGCTGCGATCAAAGTTATCCTCGGTCACGACGGCTCATCCCCTCATCAAGCCCAACCATGTAGCCGATGAATGCCCAGATTGCGCAGACGGCTAGGCCGATTAGGTGTCCTGTCATTTCTTCCTCCTAGCTTCTTTCTGCCAGCCGTCCTTGAGATGGCCGAAGTCACGTGGCTCGGTGACAGAGGTGTATTTTCCGCAAACCCCGCATTCATCAGGGTGCCATGTTGCGACGCCGCACTCACGATTGCCGTGCCTCTCCCCGCATTCGTAGCATATCCATGCAGGGTAGGTCATTCTGCCTCTCTCCGTTCACCTATATGTGATTTTTCAGCCTGATGTTTATCACATATATGTGTCATTTCGTCTCTCCCAGTGCCTCTTGGCTGGCCTTAATCACCTGCTTCTGCCGGTAATAATCGCCCATCTCATCTGGACCGATTGCAAGGTCTAGCCAGACGGCAACAATACCGCGCAGCCGCTCAATCTCTGCCGCCATAATGATCGTGTCATGGTCTGACGGATATACCTGCACGATATGCGGCAATTCATCTTTCAGTTTGGCAGCGGCTTTGATGGCATCAGCAAGAGTGCGGCCCATGTGGTCAGTCATTCCGTTTCTCCCAGTGCTGCGTCATTTTCTTCCTCGCGTGGCACCAGCTTAAAATGTACCCGTATGTCAAACACCCACGCGATGCTGCTTAGAAAGGCCAAGTCGCGGCGATGCGAAACACCAAAGTCATCCATCACAGCGTGAAGCCTCTGAGTTAGTTCCTCGAAAGTCATTCCATCTCTCCCAGATCACCTATATGTGATTTTTCAGCCTGATGTTTATCACATATATGTGTCATTCCGTCTCTCCCAGTGCTGCGCGGGCAAGTTCGGTGATCCGATGCCCATCACCATAGTAATTCTCAATATGCTCCAACGCCTCACGCAGCCGCTCAATCTCTTCACCCTGCCAGTGGATCAATCCAACATCTCCGTCACCAGCTTGAATTAGCCGATCGATCTCTGCCCGTAGCTTATGATGGTGCGCTTCCTCTGCCGCCTTCCAACTTTTGAGTTCTGCAATCTCTGCCGCTTGGGCTTCGATGCGGTCGCGCACAACTTTAGCGCAATGCAAACCAAATTCGTGAGGCTTGCTCGTATTGCGAACCCACTCTGCTAGGTCTTTCCATGCATCTAGCGCGGCTTGCAGCTCTCTCTTGATCAGGTCGTCAGTCATTGGAAACGCTCCTTGAGTTGGCGGATCAGCCGCTCATGTTCCCGCAGCCAGTTGTATGTAGATGCACCGCGCTGTAGATTTTCATGACCAAGCGGCGTTTCGTAAGCCAGTTTTCCTAGGTGATCCGCCGCCATATCCAAGATCAGCGGCGCGGCTGCACGGATGGCTGCGCGGGCGACCTCGGAAAGGTTAATCTCTCCCCCAGTTGCAGCCCAGTCATCAACCGCAGGATCAGGGTGGATTGGCTGCGCGTTCATTTGCTTGCCAAGTTCCGCCTTGATGGCCAGCGCCACGGCTTTGATCAGGTCGTCAGTCATGCGAGGAACCTCCATATAGCTGCGATCAGCGAACCTGTTCCACTAAGAAGGATGACAAAACCTGTGACTGCGTAAGCTATATCGTAAGCGCGGCTATAGTAGACAGGAAATGACTCCAGCATCAGCATCGCAAAGATGGACAAGACACAGATTGTGGCCAAAATCGGAAGTATCATTTCCCAAACCCCTCTTCCCAAAGTTCGATGGCGCGGATGGAGCAAACGACTGTATCGCGGTCATCACAGTAGCCGTGCCGAAACTCTAGTTCCGCTGGCTCGCCTCCGTACAACTGCGCCCAAGCCTCCCTCACACACAACAGCTTCCGATCCACGGGCGGCTGCTCGTATTTCTGGATCATGTCGCAGAGGGCGCGGAACATTAGGTTCTCGCCATAGATGACGCGCAGATCATCGACAGGGTAATCACCCCATCCACACCGCTTCGCAGCTTCGATCAGCACCCAGCCCGGTGGCATGTCAGTCATCCCCCTGCCCCTTCTGTTGACGCTTCAGCTTGTGATAGCGCCCCTCGGCAGCGGATGCTGTGATGCCCAACTGTTCACCTATGTCAGCAAACCGCAGCCCGTAGTTGCGCAGCTCCATAAGACGGCGCTCCATCTCTGGTGTCCAGTCAACACGCCCCTTGTAAACGTGGTTCATTTCCAAAACCTCAACGCCCACTGCACATATCTTTTATCGTGCCGTCCATGATGGTGTCAGGCACAGCGATGTCCCACTTCTTGTCGAGCGAATCGTCATACGTCACTGGCTTGCGGTCACGGCCATAGTACGTTGATTTCAGGTACATGAACGAATTGGAATCGCACCTGACTGCGACCAGTGACGTTGAATACGTCCCATCATTGCCAATCATGCGCACCCAAGATGCCGTGTAATCCTTGCCGTGAACCGTGCTGTCGTCGTCGACGTACATCTTCGTGCCCAGATCACTCTCGGCCACCATACGCCATGATGCAGCCTGTGCCTGCGTCGAAACTGCCAGCGCCACCAGCGCCATTGCATATTTAATCATCGCTCTATCCCCTCAGTATTTCTTGCCGCCGTCAGCCCGGCGATGCTCGACCTTATGGTCCTCACGCTTCTGATTATACGCAACCTTCTCAACAATCGCGCCGCCCAGATCCAGCTTCTTAGCGCCGGCCAGATCGAAGATCCGGATCACAGCGTCCGCCAGCTCAACCTCAAGCATGGTGCGGTGCGGCAGCTTGTCATCCATCAGCCCCTTGCGGTGTCCCTCCATAGCCTCGGCCACCTCAGACACGATCAGCATCAGGATCTCACCCACATTGCGGGTATCCTTGATGCTCTCACCCGTCGTCAGGTCCGACCACCAGCCAGCATCGACGTTCACGCCATGGATCCAACGCACAGCATCGTTGATCGTATCACTCGTCTTGATAATCATGTCTTCTCCTATACCAGATCAACGGCGCGGAACTCTCCGACCGTGATGATCTCGATCTGAATTGCGTGCGTTGCCGGGATGGATTCACGGGTGATCCAATGCGAGATCGCGCTGCGTGACACACCCATCTCCTTCGCTAGCTTGGCCTGCGAACCGAAGTGTTCGATCAAGCGTTTGAACTCAGCCCGGTTCATGCCGCCACCCCCAGTCGGGCATCGACCGCATGGCGCAGCATCGTTGGGGTGACCCCCCACATCTTCATCGCAATACTGTATTGCTTCACCAGCCCCTTGATCTCTTCATCAGCCGCCCGCAGCTCTGCCGCCAGCTGGTCGCGCCGCTTGAATGCGTCAGCGGCCTTATGGATTACGTCAATGTCAGTCATTTCCCGAACCCTTCCAGATATAATTCTATCGCACGAATAGCCACGTCTTTCGATGTGAAGGGACCGCCGTGCTGCATACTGCGAATCTTTTGCGTGATCTCATATCCTGCCTGCTCAGCGCATACTTCCTTCCGATCCGGCTTCTTCCAATCATCTCCGCGCATATTCCAGCGCTTGATGGCAGACGCGCGCTCGGAAAACTTCACGGTCCTGCACCCACAATTGCGGCAGCTTCCCATGTATCGCCACGCTTCGCTCATGGAATCTTCCAGAACGTGGACGTCCTTCGATTCGCAGAACGGGCACGGCTTCATCGGCTCAGTCATTCATCATTCTCCAGTGCGGCGCGGGCGATGTCAGATTGCTTGGAGCCCAGCGAAAAATCCCCGCTTAAATCTGTCCGCAATCGGGCGATGTCACGCAACGCACCTCGCAGCCGCTCGTTCTCCTCGATCAACCGCTCGATCCTGTCCTGCTCCCGGTGATAGCGGGCCTCCAGTTCCTCGATGCGGTCAGCGGCTTCATCGACGCGCCCGCCACCCCAGCAATCATGCAGCCTCAGCCATTCGACAATCGGCATTTCCTCACTCATCGCCCTATCCCCAAGATCTCGAACGCACGGTCAATCGCAACCAGCGCAGCGTCACGCCGCCGTTGCAACGTCACCTTGCGCAATGCTTTGTCCCGTTCTTCACGCTCCTCTTTCGCCGCAGCATTCTCCAGCAGTGGCATCGTGGCATCCATGATGGTCGCCAGTGTGTGCAGCAGGTTCATGATCTCGCTTCGATCAATCGTGCGCATCACCAGATCAGCGCGCTGCAGATAATCAGCACGGGCGGGCTCGGTCGCCTCCTCCCATTCCTCGCCGTGATAGTCCTTGAACAGCGCCGCAGCGACCGCCTCTTTCATCGGGTTAACAAACATCACTTGCTCCTTCCAGCGCAGGTCAGGCTATCCAACGCGCTGCCGATCTCTTCATGCATCCTGATCAGCAGATCGATCATCCGCTGCAGATCCTCTCGGGTCTCGCTGGCATCCTCGACCTCGCTCATCATATCTTCGATCTCATCCGCCGCCGCATTGCACATCGACGTGTCTGGCGGGGCCGTGCGCAGATCACGCATCAGCGCCAGCCGAAACGCAGTATCGCTCAGTATCATCCCACGATCTCCAGTATCTCCGGCTTGTCTGTGCAGTCCGCCACGACCTCATCGGGATCGTTGCCGTAGACCAGATAGATCGTGCCGATCTTCTTGCGGTCGCCGTTCTCCACATACAGCCACTCTTCATCGCAGTGCATCAGTTCCGCCATCACCTCGTCGGCATCGTCACTGTGCAGGACGGGGAACTCCTCCCCGTCAAACACCGTCAGCAGATAGCCCTTATCCAGCGCACGGTTCACGATCCCACGCACCACGAAACGCTCGTCGGTATTCATTACACTCTCCTTGGCGGTCGGCGGCCATAGCGCCGCAGCACATCGACCGCCTTCGCAAAATCATCCCAAAGCGATTGATCTATGTCGTCGCTAAAGTCGCCACTGACATTCTGATCCACCGATTCAACAAGCATATCCAACGCATCCAAAAGCTCTGTTGCGTCATAGCCGTCCAGTTCCGCATCGCTCACGATGCCACCCCGTTCTCATACACCAGCGCCTCGGACTCATCGTCGGCCCAGCGTTTATCCAACACACGATACACGCAGCCATCCGTCTCACTGAACAGACGTGCAGCCTCCATAGCGTGAGCGCCATACTCAAACCGGGCGACCGGCCACCACTTATGGGTGACGCGATCCCTCATTTCGACTTCGATCTTCATGTTCACCTCTCCTTGCGCCGTCACAGCGCTCATGTAATCGACCAGATTGTTTAGCCCTTGTCAACCAGATAGTGCTTGCCAATCGCCTCGAACAAATCATTCAGCATATCCAACGCCAACTCATGCTGCGCACGCACCTGCTTCTCCGTCACACGCACATTCCAGTAGACCATGCGCTTGGCGAAGTCAGCCCGGGCCCGGTGCACCTCAGCCCGGTATCCGCTCGTCGTCTCGACGTGGTGAACCCACGCCGTGGTCGTCAGCCCACCATCCTGATCCTTGCCAGTGACGATGCGCAGGATGCGATTGCCACCCATCTCAATGCGAGTGTTCCCCTGCCATCCGGCCTTGGTCTTGGCGATGCTGGTCTTCATGTCATGTCCTCTTCGTGCGAACCGATTTCAACTGCCGCTCGTATAGCTGCGCCATCTTCTCCTTGCCAATCGTTCGCCATGCTCGGATGCGCTCGATCAACTCCTGCTCACCCAGCACCGCCGCATAATCCTCTGCCAACTGTCCCATCATTTGCTCTCCTGATATGCATTCCACGCCACGAATGCGATCAGCAACAGGCTAAGCCCCGTCGCAATCACGCCTTAACCTTCGGCTTGTTCTTGCTGCCCTTCGGTCGGCCACGGGGACGCTTCGGTCCAGCCAACTTACGATCCGCCGCCACGGAACTGCGCTTCACCGTGCGCTTCACGGGGACGGGCGTTTCCATCTCATCCTCCAAGCCCTGCATCACCTTCGTGATCCGGCTGGCAATAACCGCAAACTCGCAGCGCATCTGCACCGCATCCCAATCCACCCAGCGGGCCAGATCAAACAACTTATTCGCAATCCACTCACGCATCATCATTCTCCTTCACTAATCTCATGGCCTTCAGGATTTCATCCTTGCCAATCACCATCAACAATTCCTTCAGCTTCAGCCGGGCATCAGTCTCATCCTTCGCCATGACGGCAAAGCCCAGCGTGAAATCAAACTGCTTCATCATACACCTCAATCGCCAACACAGCGTCCAGATCCATATAGATCCGGGTCGGGCCACCCTCTCGCGGCTCAAGCACCAGCGTGTGCCACTCCCATTCATACGTCCAGAAACATTTCGGTGTGCGTCCCTCTGCCGTGATGAACACAGCAGTGTGCGGGCCGCCCCTCCATATACCCATGAACCGCTCGAACTGGTGCCTCGTCATACCTTCCCCTTCGCTTTCGCTATCGCATCCCGGATCACAGCCAGTGCCTCCGGGCTCTCGACCTCATCGCTTTCAGCCAGCCATTCCAACGCAGCCAGCAGGTCAGGCGCTGCGGCGATCAAAACAGCATCCGCGACCGCCTTGGCCTTATCGCCGTCGATCCATACGTCGGCCAGCCAATTGCCCTTTTCGTTATAGGTAATCCGGTAAGAGTCCCCGGCCCCGTAAAACTTCGCGACCCAAGGCCCCGGCGTGTGTGTCATCCCAGAATATCCTTCAGCCCAGCCCGGACAATGTCCTCGGCACGTTCATCCACAGTGTCACGCGCTGCCTCATTCGCAATGCGCTCGATCTTCTCCTCGAACTCATAGCCCTCCGCCCAATCGCTGCACGCCTCGACAATATCCTCGCGCACCAACTCGACAATTTCCTCGGAGCGATTCTCAAGCACGTCCATCACGCGCCGCTCGAACCGGCTGTCACTATCGTCTGATGACCCACGCCCCTCCTCCAGCGCCTTGATCCGTGCGGCCATCTCGAACAACGCATGCACCAGCAACCTATTGAAATCATTGGTATAATTTTCGGACAACGTCGCCGCACTGTCCAGTGCATCCCGGTCAACCATCATGCTGCAATCCTTTCTTCTGCGTAACGCTTCCCCGTCCCATGGGGCATGATCTGCACAGACTTCGGAGCCTTCGACGTGCTGCCCATGCATAGCTTGCATGACACACACTGCGCTCGCTTGCCTGCCTCCTCGCTTGCCGGGCAATTCACCTCACGCCCAGCCATCGGTGCCGCGCCAACCCGGAACGTCCGGTATCCACGCAGCCACGCTTCCTTCGCATCGCTCTCGCTGTCGGCCGACGCCATCACCAGCCGGGCCCATGCCGGGTCCGCCTTCTGCCAGCGGTGGGTGTATCCCGTCCACCCTGCGGCCTTCGAAACCAGCACCTGCCATACAGCCAGCGGTGCAGCGGCCGGGTCGCCATACGTCCCCAGACGGATCATCTTCCCGGCCAGCACCTCAGCCACCTCAGCCGGTGTCGCCACCGGATACACGCCCCGCAGATACGACCGATACACCAGCGCCGGGCCATGGATCAGCGTCACATAGCAGGACCGCCCCTTGCCAGTGCCGTCGCCACGATGCACGCAATCGCCGCAGATACTCACGTCAGCACCAGTGTGCACCGCCTGAACCGGGTGCATATCGGGACGGATCACATACGTCTGCACCATGTGCCCCGTCTTGCCATTGCGGCTCTTCTCCAACGCACAGACAATCACAACGATACGCTCGCCGTCAATCATAGACGGGCCATCATAGATCACATAACCTGCAGCCATCGGATCACCTTTCGAATCAGCGTGCCGTCACAGCACCCTTTAATAATCAGTCAGCGTTTACTCGGTGTCAACAATTATTTAACCATAGGTTACTGTCCCCTGCCGCACCTTCACCTTGTTATCGTTCACCTCTAGCAGCCACATATCGGACGACTCCTCGCCCTGCGCATAGATATGCCCATTGCATACGTGGTTCGCCTGCAGGAATGGCAATTCCTTAGCGGCCACACAGCCCGGCTTCAGGAAGTGATCGATGATATACGTCATCCATTCCGGGCTATCGTAAAACTTTTCGTTCCCATCCCATTCGATCCCGGTGCCGTCATGCGTGGGCACCCACTGGCACCACAGCCCGGGCTGCCCTTCGGGTGGCACATTGTATTCCATGATATCCTCATCGGACCCCTGCCCAAATGAGCCACTGCCATCCACATAATACGGGCCCTTGCCGCGCTTCATCCGTCGCGTCTCCGCAAACTTCCGCAGGAAGTCCATCTCCGCCTCATTCAGCGGCGGCACAACCTCGATCATGCCCTCAAAATCCGTCGTGTACCCCATCACATCACCTCCATCTGATACTGCCGCCATGACGGCCACCGGAACGGCAATCCATAGCCGTCCACCCAAAACTTCGGCACTCGACCTGCCGTCACCACCTTCACCTCACGCACCGGCACACCGCCTATCGTCGGCACGCTCTCATTCGTCACACGCAACCGCATCCCCGGCTGCAGCTTCGGCTTCGCCGCCCGGTTCGCATGATACTGTCGACACTTCTCGCGCCATCCCTTGGCGTATTCGCTCTGCGTCTCGGTCAGCAGATCCAAGATCCGCTCCGGGCATCGCCAGCAATGCGGCCCCATGCTTTCTTCCATGTCCTTATACCCGAACGTGTATCCGTCCACAGCCCGAGGCACAAACTGCAGCATGAACACAGCACACCACACCTCGCGCGACCCGTCCGGCTTGATCCATTCGACCGCTGCGTAATACTCCCGCGCCGCCACGATAGCGGAATCCAGCACGCGCCGCTTCCCGTGCTCATTCGTCCACGTCAGCGACCGATCCAGATATCCCTTCACATCGCTCGGCTTCGCCTGAAACGTCCATCCCATCACGCCTTCTCCATCTCTGCGATATACGCACACGCCTCATCATACTGCCGCGCCAGCCGGGTAATCTCCTCGCGCGCCTTCTCCTGCGCATCCAGCCCAGACCCATGCTGCAGCACGTCCAGATATATGCGGATCACCGCGCTCCACGTCGGTGTTACGTCAACGTATTCCATGCTCAAACCCTTTCGTATTCGTAAGCCACCCCATAGGGCCGGGATATCCGTTCACCATCCGGCCCCACGTTATACTCCCGGCACATCGCCCGGGCCTCATCCTCGGTGCGCACCTTCGCCACCGTATACCCATGACTCAGCCGATCAACGGGCACAGTGCAAGCCTCGTCAGCCCACCATGCCCGGCGGAATACCCTATACGTCATGCTCAATCCTCCGGATAAAAACACAGGTCAAAATTATAGTGTGGCTCGGCAAACACGCCGATCTGACACAGCGCCTCGCTCGCGACCGTCGCCCATGCATACGGCCCGGACTCCCACGATACGCGCCACTGCCCGGGCTCCTCACGCATGAACGTCTCGATATCGGGCCGCTGTCCACTTTCACCGGACATATCACGCAGCACCTCATGCACGGCCCTAACCATAGCCTTCGGCCCCATGTGTTTCACCGCTGCCGCAGCCTCAGCCACCGCCTCAGCCACACGGGCCGCGCCGTCCCCATAGTATATGCCCTCGCCCTTGCGGGCATAGTCCAGATTCACCAATGCCATCATACCCTCCACTTCACACAGTGATCGTCATACTCAGCCAGCAACTCAGCCTCATTCACCCCATTGCGACGGGCCACGCGCTCGACCTCAACCCAGATGTCAAAATCCAATTCCTTGTGGTCGCAATACTCTTCGCGGGCCATCAGGTCAGCGAATGCTACGTCAATCCGACTCATCCCTCAGCCCTCCCGCTTCGCATTGTAACGCAGCCGCTCGGCAGCCGTCATGACAGACACGTCGCCAGCTGCCACACGTTCACGGCGATCAATCTCCGCCCACATCTCACGGGCCTTTGCCGAAGGCCGCGATACCATCTGACGCAATTCGTCCGTGGTATACCCAGAGTAGGGAGCCGCCTTAAATGCGCTGTCCATATGCAATTCCTTTCCAGTCAGTGCCGTCACAGCACCCCTTTATAAAACCCGATTGTTTACGTGGTGTCAACAATAATCCACCCTTTAGGGTGTTTACATTTTGTCAGCGCAATTGTTGCCGTGGTGTCAACGCCATGCCGATGTTGCCACCGGCTCAACAATTTGTAACAAAATACCCCCATTTGTAACAGAATGTAACAAACACTTGTTACACGGAGAGCCGCAGAAAACCTAGGGTTTTACCCCGATGTAACAAATGTAACGGTTTTTCAGGGTATAGCCCCATAGAG